ATTCATACAAAATATGAAAGCTGTCGAGGCCTTGTTAGGTGAAAGAAAACATCCAAGATGCTTTCATATTGGCAATAGTATTAGGTTTAATCTATATCATCATATACTAGATATAGAGAAAACCCCGTGATTGCTCTAGATATCGTATGGACTACGCTCATACGATGTACAACATATAGTGCCTGACGACCTCAAAGAACCACTATATGTCGTATGCGTAAAAGGTTAATTAAACCGACGATTAAATGGTAGTTAGTGATAGGTTTCCCCTATGATTGCGAGTAATAATAAAGAAGTGCGAGATTAACGTGGCACCTTATACACGAGTCAACGGATTTTTTCAAGACCCACGACCTCCCAAAACCAACAAAATTCTCCCAAACCACGTGAGTTTTTCGGGTAAAGAGGCGTTTCTCCTGATTACCCGAAGACATGGCCGAATTCCCATGTTATAGTATTCCATAGTGACTGTTAAAACATATGGAGAATATTATGACAAATGACCGACTTATACAAGAATACCTGAGAAAGGGTGGTAAAATCACAAGAATTCCTAGCGAAAATATTAAAAGACATTCCCCGTGGACCAAGAGCCATGAGCTCGGCGGCCGCTGGGGCTTATACAATGTCGGGGGGAAGTGGAGACAGGCTGCACTGAGAAACGCCTGACCCCCTGAGGCCCTAGTTAAACCATTGAAAACACACGGGTATTCCGGCCCCAAGCTGGTGGCGAACCACGGAAACCCCCTGAGAAAAAACATAATAAAATCAAACATTTAGCTAACGATTTGACACCTGCCGGGAATTCGTGTATCCTATACCTATAGACACTAGGGAAAGGTTAGATTAACTGCTGAGAATATTAGATACCAACTGCAAACCCCTCACGGGTTACTGGTTATTCTCTCTGGAACCTTTCTCTACTACCCCTACTACCCACTAAGGAAACAAATGAAAAAATATTTCTATACTGTTGATTTTATGTCCGACTATGACGGCAAACATTACTTCCGTCTGATCGGCGCCCCCGCTGAGTTTACCCACGCTGAACGGATGGCCCACTTTGATAAGGACCTCAATGGTTCTTGGGTGGACAATACCTTTGATCCTCAGTACAGCATCACAGCATATGAGATAGACATGGATGGCGGCGAGATGCTTGAAGAGGGTATTACCTCCCATGTATTTCGTGAGACCTACTGGGATCGTTTAATACAAGGCGCCCTATAGACCCCCCTTATAACCCCCTTACCAACTGGAAACGTATATATGGACACGCTAAGCGACCCTAATGAATACTGGGCCATCGAATATCGCAGGGATGGTTTTGACCGCAAGACCATTGTGTATGCCTCTACCCTTATGACCGCATTGGCCATGTTCAATGCTAATGAGGAGACCTCAGGCTTTGACACACCTATTCGCATGAAATATGGCTATGGTGTCAATGGCCAGAGCTACATATGGGAACTAGATGGCCGCTACGGTGTGCCGAGGAGAGTATAATGATATTTCGCAATATGATGTTTCACTGGCCTGTGATGGCCTTCGTGGCCATAGTGGTGACCCTTATGTGCGTGGCTGATATGAATTGGCCGACCCATATGGGAGAACGTGGTAGTATGGTACAGGCTGTGATGCTGGCGGCCGGCCTGTGATTGACTTAGGTGCTGGGTTGGCCGTGGGTGCTGGGCTAGGTGTTGACTAGCTCAGACCACGGGTAAACAGTTGGATGGCCCCCTGGCCGTTTTTTTGTTCCACCGAATGTCGCAACATATAAAAACTTTAAAAAAATTCCCCCAGGCAAATCAGAGGCTTAGAGACCCTTGCTAATACTCTTTCTCTTTATATACTGTAACCCCTTGATTTTTCTCGGGAAATTTTTTTCGACTGGATGGTTGACAGATCCCGATTTATCGTGTAGCTTGGATAATAGAAGCACAGTCAATAACCTTTATTAGGAAACACTAATATGAATCTTAAAGCAACCCCTAAACAGTTCCACATCACCTACCGTAACATTGCCGGTAGCATGAGACAGACATGGGTTGAGGCCACTCAGCATTATCAGGCCATCGAAACATTTAAAAACGAATGTGGTAAGTATATGGACCCTGAGCATTCACCCCTCAATATCAAGGAGATGGTGGACGGTCTTGCTGTCAATCGGTGGTACATGGAGAACGCATACCACGGACTTCCCGAGCGAATTGGTATCAAGGGGTCTGTGTGTAAAATTTCAAGGAGAAACATCTAATGTTAGCAAAGCATAATTCTAAAGAACAGTTAGCAAAGTTGCTTGCTACTGAGGACATTACCGTTCGTCATTCTACTACAGCTAAGACGGCATCTTTTGATGTTAAAGGTCGTATTCTAACCTTACCTAACTGGCAGTTTGATGATACGGACATTGTTGATCTATTGATCGGCCATGAGGTCGGTCATGCTCTGTGGACTAAAGAGTCTGATTGGGCCCACGCACTGGAGTCTGGTCTACACAAAGATATTACTAACATTGTGGAAGATGCTCGTATTGAACGCAAGATCAAGGCTAAGTACCCTGGTCTGGTGAAGTGTATGGTGAATGGTTATCGTATACTGGAAGGTAAGAAGTTCTTCTATGATTGGGAGAATGAGGACGAGATTGATTCCATGAATGTGGTCGATCGCATTAATCTTCACTGTAAATTAGGTCCTCTTGCCGCAATACCTTTCGGGTCTGAAGAACAGCATTTGGTGAATGCGGTTGAATCTACGACCACATGGGAGTCTGTTGAGGATTGTGTTCGTCTAATCATGGACTGGTTAGCGACTTCGGAAGAAGCCTTCGAGCAGGCCGTTGCGAATCTTGATGATATGGGTGACGGCACCTATGTTGACTGGAATGATGACGGTGATATGGGTGATGATAATGACTCTGATGGTGATGGCGATTCTGATGGTGATGGTGGTGATACCTCGGAAACCGAACCCTCAGGGTCTGAAAGTGCGGGTGATAATGACTCGGCAATGGGTGAGACAGCCTTAGATATGCTTGATGTTTCTACTCAGGAACGATTTGATGAAATGGTTGGGGAGATCACAGAACAAGAAAACAGTGGTAACTCAACCATTAATTATTTTGAAATACCTACAATGGGTAAGGGTCTGTTGATTAGTTATAAAGAATCGCATCAGCAGTTAAAATATGTGATGGAATCTCAGACAGGAAAGGCTCAAAGATATTATGAGCGTTTGAATGCCATATCTCGTCAAGAGATTAAGCTTGATGACTTCTCGGAGTTTAATACTTTTAAAAGTAAGTCAAGCAAGATTGTTGGGTATATGGCAAAAGAGTTTGAGCGTAAGAAGTCTGCTGCTGAATATCGTAAAGAATCGGTGAGCAAGACCGGTGTGCTTGATATGTCCAAGATTCATCAATACAAATACAATGATGACCTGTTTCTACGGAATACGATTCGGCCTGATGGCAAGAATCACGGGTTGGTTATGTTGTTTGACTGGTCTGCTAGTATGACCTATCACCTACACGATACCATGAAGCAGACTCTGGCGCTGGCTTGGTTCTGTCAGAAGGTCAATGTGCCGTTTGAGGTGTATGCTTATATGTCCGACTATGATTGTGACTTTGATGATAAAGGTAATCTTATGGACTATAGCGTATGTCCTCACGATAGATTTGAGCGTAATAAAAATACTTGGGAAGAATCAAGACCGGGTCAGGCTTATTTTGATCGAGAGGGAAGTGATTCTTTCAAGTTGGTCAACATATTGTCCTCTCGTATGAATAGTAAAATGTTTCTGGAACAAACCAAAAATCTGTTTCAAATGACCTGTAATTACCAGTTCGGTCGTACAGTCGGTCGATGGGGTGCTTTTGAACTGTCCTCTACACCGTTGCTTGAGGCCTTGTGTGCCATGGACAATATACTGCCGAAATTTCGTGAGACTAATAATCTGGACAAAGTCAATATGATTATTCTAACCGACGGTGAAGGTAACGGATCATTTTGTGGTCGTACGCCTGAAGCAAGTGACGAAGATTACAATCGTTATCTTTATATGGGCGGTGATATGAGATTGTTTGATTCTCAGACCAAGATGGTAGTTAATGCTAAAGATATTCAGAGTGAGTTAGGTCATCTTTATCGTATCAGCAACTCCACACTGGAAGAACTGATGGTGCTCAAGATGATTAAGGCTAAACATTCTATCAATGTTATCGGTATGTTTGTAGACGGCAATTCAAATGGTCGCCGTATTCGTAAGAATGTGCTTGAACGATATCTGGGTTGGAAATCTCCTCGACGCTGGGGTAATGGTTCTGACAACACGGCTTCTTGGGAACGTGCTCGTAATGAACTTCGCATTAATGGTGTGTGCTCTGTCAAGTGGCCCGCTCATGATGAATACTACCTTGTGCCTGTTGGCAAATTGCAGGAGTCAAATGACCATCTTGCTATCAGTAAAGATATGTCCGTTGGCAAAATGAAAAATGCCTTTAAAAAGAATCTGACCCAGAAGTTTGGCAATAAGATTCTGGTCAATAAAATGATGGACATAATTGCTTAATGTTTTCAACCACTTACACGACCTCCCAAAAAGTCTGTAAGTGGTTGTTTTTATTAGACATTTTTGTATCCAAACTGGTGGAAACCAGCAAAACCACAACAGGAAAATACTGTGCAAAATCAAACACTTAGAGAAGAATTTGACAGGACCCCAAAAAGCTGTCATAATGGAAGTATAGACAGTAACAAAGAGCAAAAAATTATGTCAGATACCTATACGACCCCATTTGTATTTCACGACCTTCCTTGTGATTTACTCGATATTGCCGAGCACTTCAATTTTACCTGTGATTGGCTCGACTTCAATATTACCGATACTGGGGCCATCGTATTTGACCTGACATTCAAATCACCGACTGACCATGACCTCTTTACCCGTTATTATAATGGGGAACTCGGACTCTACTGAGAAAAAATTATGACACAATTAATGTTTGCCCCTGGCTGGTTTCAAGAAATCTCAACCATTTCGGAAGAAGATGAGAAGCGAGACCTTCTCTGCTATCTCTCCGACACCCACAAGGCTATTCACGGTGTTCGGGCCCGTTGGTTCACGATGGAAGATTCCATCGAATACCTTCGGCAGGCTGCTGATAATATGCAGCAGGAAATGCTCGATGAAATCGAGTGGGAAAAACAACAGGCCCACGAGCTTATGCTTGAGGCCAACAAACACGCCTTGGCTGTGCGTCGTGCCAAACGACCTTTGCCAAGGGTCCATAAACCTTTTGCTAATCTACAGGAGATTGTATGATATCGTATGGTAAGGTTGATGTGGTATTCCGCACAGCCAAATATGAACGAAAATGTCCTATGGCTGACGCACCGTCATTAGATACCCGTGTTACCATGGCACCAAAACGTGACCCGTTAAAGTCCACAAAGCACACCATCGCACCTGCTTACAATAAAGGTGCGTACCAAGTAATCAGTAAACAAAACATTAAAGATATAGGAAGATAAAATGTCAAAAGTGAAAATGACCGAAACCCGTAAAGTCTGGATTGAAGCTGCTATTAAAGTCTTAGGTCCAGTTAAAACGGTAACTCGTAAAGATATTCAGATGGTTCTAGATGAAACAGATATGTCTTATCCTGGTTGGCAAGTCCAGAAGGAACTCAAAACGGGTGTCCGTGGTGAGTATTACCTTCCTTCCTTAGACGGTGTTCTTGCTGGGGCCCCTGCTCCGGCACCAGTTATCAAACCCACAACCCCTGCTGTTGAGATTCCTGCTATCGGTATGGCACCGTCTGCTATCGGTGTGATGGATCAACAGGACTCTTATGTGCCTGAGAAGTTTGAAGGGTATGTTGCTTGGGGTAACTTCAACACGGTCAAAGATGTTATCAAATCTAATATCTTTTACCCAATGTTTATCACGGGCCTGTCCGGTAACGGCAAGACTCTTATGGTCAAAGAGGTTTGTGCCAAACTTAAACGTGAATATGTCCGTGCTAACATCACGGTCGAAACCGACGAAGATGATTTGATCGGTGGGTTTCGTTTAGTAAATGGCGAGACCGTCTGGCACGATGGTCCGGTGGTCACTGCCATGAAACGTGGTGCTGTTCTTCTCCTTGATGAGATCGACCTTGCGTCGAATAAGATTATGGCACTGCAACCTGTGCTCGAGGGTTCATCTATCTATCTAAAGAAGATCGGCAAATGGGTTCACCCCACCGAAGGGTTTACGGTCATTGCGACTGCTAACACCAAGGGTCAGGGTTCTGACGATGGCCGTTTCATTGGCACCAACGTGCTGAACGAGGCATTTCTAGAAAGATTCCCAGTTACCATCGAACAGTCTTATCCGACTGCTAAGATGGAAACCAAGATTCTCGACAATGAACTTGGCAAACACGGTATTGAAGATGCCGAGTTTTCGAGCAACCTTGTAAAATGGGCTGACGTTATTCGTAAGACATTCTACGAAGGTGGGGTTGATGAAATTATCTCGACCCGCCGATTGGTTCACATTGTCGGCGCCTTCTCTATCTTCAAAGATAAGACCAAGGCGATCGAACTGACGGTCAATCGTTTTGATGATGAAACCAAGGAATCTTTCCTTGACCTCTATACCAAGATTGATGCTGGTATTGACCCCGATGCTATCGGACAGTCTGATACCGATAATGAAGTAAACGAGGAAGACCTTCCGTTCTAATAATATTTTTTATTTACCCTTGACAATATGTTCTTTACCTGATAGGATGGAACATACACTAGCAAAATAGTTTGTTAGTTTAATTTTAGACTTAGTTGTCCTTGTGGCTTGTATGCTCTTGGAAACTAATGTTTTAACACAGGAGACAGTAATGTCAAATATCGTAGAGCAAGAAATTGCAACCCCGCCAGCTTCATATGAGGCTTATCTCTATCAGTACATTAACCTAGATGATGGAAAAATCTATGTAGGAATTCACAAAGGTTCTGTGGATGATTCTTATAACCACTCATCAACAAATGAAGAATTTGCAAAAGTGTTTGCTAACTCAAAATCAAAACTAAAATTTGAAGTCCTTGAGTATGGTGATTATACCGCAATGCAAAATGCTGAACACCGCATTTTGAAAAAAATAAATGCACGAACAAACCCAATGTATTACAACTTGTCAAATGGGTTTCCACAATTCGCAGAGCCAGATATTGAAAACTGTGTGTTCATCAACCAGCAAATTGATGATAATGTCTTTTCAGTAGTGAAAGAAGAATTGCAACTTCATGTGGAGATGCCAGCACTACAAGTTCGTTTTCAAAATGACCCAGAGTTACAGAAAAATATCAAACAAAAAATTGATGATTTAAGAGGCTGTACTGATGGCTGTAATCCTGTGCTTGTATGGGAAGGTCGTGGTGAAAACGGAGAAGATTTGCGTGGTGATGGAAACCACACAGTCTTGGGTGCTGCACAGTCAAAACACGCCGTTGATATTCCAGTGATGCGTATTCCGTATGCTGTTCACTGTGAGCTCACGGATGAGGAGTTGCGTTTTATTGGTAACTTGCGAAACAAAGCCCCAGAGATTATCAAAAGAGCAATCTCAAAATCTGATGGTATCAAATATGTCCTTGATATGGCAAAAGTAAAAGTTCCTTATAATTCACAGTCAAACGTGACCGCACTAAAAGAATTTGGGTTTACAAAAGCACAGGTGCAAACTATCCTGTCAGAGGCAAGACAAATTCTTGAAACTCAAGCAGCACACGTTTCTGCTGGACGTATTTTCGTCAACTACAAAGCAAAACCACACTCAACTGTTTTGGATGCGAAAGTTGCTTCGTACAATCGTCCAGACCTTAAACAGTGTTCGACGTATTTTTCATCTAGTGCGGTGCGTTTTGAGAGAGTTCTTGCAACCTTGTATGCACAGAAAGATACTTGCACCAAATGTGTTGTTGTTATTCATCACCCAACAGTAGCAGCTGGAAAAACATGGAAAACACATGGTCAACCATACTTTTTGAATCTCTGTGCTTACTTCAACCTTGATGTCGAGTTTGTCGAGATGGATATGTGGATGGATGATATTTCTGCAAAAAAATAATGTACATTTAGGCAATACAATGTTAGAAAAGTCCTCGACTAAATTCAGGCATCAAAAGTGATCTAGATAACACTGCTCGGCCGATACTAACTGAGGCATAGAGAACCCCTGCTCCGGCAGGGGTTTTTTTATGGAAATCAATGACTTAAATAACGTCTGCTTGCGACGATAAATATTCCTAGAGGAATATTATATGAGTTTTTTCGGACACAATGGAGCAGCTTACGGTATTGGCGTAGTAGAAGATAGACACGACCCAGAAAAATTAGGACGGGTGCGTGTTCGATGGCTTGGTCTACATACCGAAGATAAACAAAAGATTTTAACAAAAGACCTACCTTGGTCTCAGGTCGTATTACCCCCAACCGGAAACGCAATTGCGGGTGTTGGTAGCACTTCTAATATTATGGAAGGCACATGGGTATTTGGATTCGCAAAAGATCAAGACCTAATGCAAGAGTGGTTTGTGATGGGTGCTCTGCCAGGATTAAACACCACTACGGCATATCGTGGTAACAGAACCGGAGGCCGTGCTTGGAATAAGGCGAGAGGTGATCTAAAAAAGATACAGGAATCGTATAATTCAAAAACTCCTAGTTCTGAAAAAACTTACATAGATTACGAGAATGGTTTTTATGACCCCACGATAGACCTAAGAAATGTTCCGTATCCACCATCTGCCGCAAGTTATGGCAACCCAGGTATTCCCCATCCCTTTATTCCGCCAGTAAAGGCACCAGGTGACATTACACCTAATGATCCAGATAAGAAAATTACTAGAGTACCAAACTACTCAGATGCAAAGGGTGGCGATCATCCAACGATATTAGACCTTGATGGTGATGAAGTTGCCAAGTGGGAATATATTGATCGACCTGATCCGGATCCATTTATTAGAGCAACACATTCGGATATGTTGCATTATCTTTTTAGAACTACTCGGCGACTTACCGTTGACCAAAGATTTCGTCCTGGTTGGGATGACTTTGGTACATTTCGATGGCCTGATGCTAATACTTATTATTCTCCTGGCCAAGATGAAGAACCTGAAGGTGAGAAACCTGATAGAACTAAATTGGGTGATTTTTGGAATGATGATCTTGGTCGGGCGGGTGTTATCTTCTCAACAGGTTATCTTGAACCAGAATATTGGTCAGAGAACCGTGAGTATGCGGGTATGGGTGGAACATACGGTCCTGCATTTCCAGTAACAAGAGATACACCAACATCAATACCGGCAGCAGATGCTAAACTGTTAGGTATAGACCCACCGGACAATCGTGCTGGTTGGGGCCAAGCATCTGGCGAAGAAGTTGGGTACTGGTCTCTCAACGGTGAGGACTATCGTGTACCTAATCCTAGAGTTCGTTGGATAAAGAAAGAAGATTTAACTCCAACAGAACGCCAGACCGTTATGGAGTTATTCCAGTCAGGTCATTATGGTACTGGTGTTTACAATATTAGTGAACCTGCTGAAGGTCGTCAAGACATTAGTTGGAACGATGTTGAAGAAACCGATCTAGTAGTCGTACCTACACCCGATACTAACCCACTTGCTATGGGTGGCATACCTATTAGTAAAACAGACGGTATGGTAGTTGAGACAAAATCGTCTTTATGGGGTGATTCTACAACGTATTTCTCAGACCCAGGTCTATCTAAAGGCGAACCTGCCAAACCACTATTGCAAAAAGGTGACATTGTACAGATTGCCGGTGTTCGGGGTCTACAAGAAATCAATGGTCGCATTTTCCGTGTTATGGATTGTGCTGATGACGGTACAATGTTTTCTATCGTTCTAGGCACAATGGACGGTAAGGTTTGGTCTGGTCCCGGAATGATTAAATGGTGGCACGTTAAAGATCAGTTGGGTGATTATGATATCGATGCTGCCGATGTAGTCAACGACCCACCATTCTCAGAATATCTCGGCGGTGGTGTAGTTATTCCACATTATCCACATTGGTCACTATGTTGGAAGGCCGATATGCGGGAACGCCAAATCAATATCGGTTCACCTGATCCAGAGACCGGATTAAACGCAATGCATTGGAATCAACCAACAGGCGACTTCAATGCACGATACCCTTACAACGATGTTTACGAATCTGAGTCAGGTCATATTATGGAGTATGATGATACACCTGGGGCAGAACGAATACATCAGATGCATCGTTCTGGTACTCACTACGAGATTGACCATAACGGTACACGAACAAATTATGTAAAGGGTGACAACTACGACATTCGATTGCATGACGATTATGTTTATGTCAAAGGTAAAGTTGTACACACCTTTGACGATGAGGTAATGATACGATACAATGACCGTGCAGAAATATCTGCTAACTGGAAACTTCAGTTGTGGTCTGGTGGTGATTTAGATATTCATTCAAAACGTAATATCAACTTCAAGGCCGATGGTGATATTAATATGCAGGCGGATGGTCACATCAATCTACATGGCACAGGCGTTACACCTGGTCAAACAGATGAATATCGAGCTGGTTCTAGAAATAAGAAAGAACGATCTAAGATTCGTATGAAGGCGGGTCATGTTGAGATTGAGGCTATTGGTGATGAGACAAGACCCAAACAATACGGTGTTGCCATTCAGTCTAATCAGGCACCTATCAGTGTTAAGACATTGTTAGAAGGTGACCCAGGTAACATTCATGTTGCTGCGGCAGAGAACGTAGACATTACTGCTTGGAATAACTTTTATCGTTCTACTAGATTGGGTCATATAGAAGATACTGCTAAAGGTTCTTATTTTGCAAGTTCGCAATCAGGTGATATGAATATTTCTGCAGCAGCTGGTGAGGCGAGAATAACAGGGTTTCAGAATGTTGGTCTATATGCTTGTGGTGGTGATTTGTTGGGAGATGCTGCAGGCAATATTATGCTTAATCACGGATCAAATCCTCCTAGAGCAGAAGTTGGAAAATATGCATATGTTCCAGAAACGATGGAACTATTATCTATTGATTTGCCCAATCCAAGAGCAGCAGTAGGTACAAGTGTGACTCAACTAGCACTTAATAAAAACGATGTTGAATTGGGTGTCGGTGGAGAGAACATTCGTAACCTTCACGATACCATTGAAAACTTGCAGGCGGGATTAAGTGCTTATGTCACTAAGAAACTACCTGCGACAAAC